CAGCTCTTGGCGGTGGGGGGCGGCGATTGCAACTCACACCACTACAGCGACTACAGTTAAAACAACCACAGTATTAGTTGCACCGCCGTTCCCTGGCACCTCAGCGTTTAAGGCTGGGCTCAAGACTCAGGCGGCGTTGATAGTAGAGACAGCTTTAGAAAAGGCTGGGCTGCTCCCAAGCAATCTAGTCAAAGGGACACTAACTACAGAGGACTTGGCGTTGGTACCCGTTTACCAGAAAAAATTCCCAGCGCTCAAATCCTCTAAGGGATTAGACGCCGCTACCTATGCCTCAATGATTAAGGAAGCAGGAGCTTAATGAAGTATTTTCAAAGAATGTCGGACTGGGCCGCAACAGCTTTTGGCTCACCGTGGTTCCTTATCTTCCACATGGTCTTTTGGACTGCGTGGATGACCTTTGCCGTTTTTGACCCGTATCCATTTAACCTTCTTACCCTTATCGTCTCATTGGAGTCTATCCTCCTATCTGGCTTGTTATTGAACGCTACTAACCGTTCAGGCGACGAAGACAGGGCTATAATTGAAAAGGACCTCAACCTTGATGGGCAAACCCACAAGCGTGTCGAAGAGGCCCTTCATCTAATCAAAGAGGTGCACAGTGCCATTCAAGTTCCCCGTAAGCGACCCTAAGGCCGTAGGTCTAGCTGGCGTAGCGGGACTCGCCGCATGGAAAGCTAGCAATTTCTCAGTTGACCCCAGCCATCTAACAGAGGTAGCATTAGCTGCCCTAACAGGGGGAGCCGTACCGCATAACCCTACGTCACGACCCGACGTAGAGTCAGAGTCACATATTGTGACCCCGTACGCTAACAACATCGAAAGCGAGCAGTAAGACATGAAAATCACACGTTCAGAAAAGGCTCTTGTTGAGCACTATGTTTACGCAACCGCAGCATCAGCTGTAGCAATCTGGCAGACAGGCAACCACCACATCAAGCACGTCCTTTGGGCGGCAGTAGTTGGCGTTGTTGGTCCATTGTTGGCTAAGTTCAACCCTAAGGGTGTTGTAACAGACCTTGCTAAGCAGGAGCATCTTGATTCAGTAACAACCTCAGCGTTGACCTCTGTTGCTACCGCAGCAGTAGCGGACGCTCAGAAGGCTGTTGCTAAGGCAGCTGTAGACGCAGCTAAGTAAGTCATTAAGTGAAGAAGGGGGCTTCGGCCCCCTTTTTTGCTATACTGAACATTCAAACCAAGGAGTACTAAATGAAGTGTGCTAACTGCAGCCGTGAAGCTGTCTACTACCTCAATAACCCAGGCGCCAACCCTGTCTACTATTGCGCCATCTGTCTTCCTAAGCACTTGCAGAAGCGAGCCGATGCAGGGCAACTTCGCCTTCCAGAAAAAGCTGCACCAGCAAAACCAAAGGCTTCAGAACCTAAGGCTGAGTAATGCGCCTTACACGGCATAACGCCGTACAGGTACACCCGATACCTAACCGCATCGTCTCGCCACGTGGACCTTTTCCACCCGAGCTATTTGATGAACCTGAAATTGTCGACAATTACGCACCAGCCCTCAACCCTGATGGTTTAGAGTTTGAAGCTGGAGCAACTGCTCAGAATAACTTCAAGCCACCTAAGTGGCTTCGCTGTGGAACCTGCTACGAGCGAGTACTGGAGACTGAGACCGAAAACCACGTTTGCGAGGAATAATGGCTGACTTTATTAGTAACGATGAAGCTGCCGCCCTGCAACGGGGCATGGGTGTTGAAAGCGCCATTGACCGCGAATTCGAGGCCATTGATACGGTTGAGCAAACAGAATCCCAAGTAGGGCAAGAGCTCCCAAGCGACCTTCACTTTATCCAAACCTCAACAACTAATCCTGCTCGTCCACGCACACTTCGCGCTGCATACGACTCCAAAGAGCAAACCATGTACGTGGTTTTTAATGACACTACCTATTGGTACTACGCTGGGGTAGACCCAGAGACGTGGAACGGTTTTAAAAGCGCAACATCCAAGGGCAAGTTCCTTCATGAAAACGGATTTGACGCAGGCATCTATGACATGGGCCCTGTAGACCTGAGCACTATGTCTCCTCGTCGCCGTGCCGCTCTAACTGCAAACCTAGAGCGAAGCCGTCGCCAACAGCAAGCGCTGAAGGGTAAGCAGAGCACCAAGCTGGGCGGTAAGGGCGTACGCTACCGACTTAGAGGCCAGGGAGGCGTGTACTAACAGATGCACTCATTAATCGGACCACTATACGTAACAACAGTTAAGTACGGCCATCGCCGTTTCTGGCCCTTTGTAGAAAAAGGCTGGAGCCAAGAAATTGAAGAGCCCTACCGCAAGGGAACCTGCCTAGTTTTTCGTGTACCATTTACCCGTCCAGGATATGCGATTGGCTGGTTTACTGAAGCCCTGCCTGAAGAGGAAGCACTAACGAATGCCATCAAGTCCCATATACACCAAGTTGAACTCTCCGAGATTGAGGAGTGGGAATCCCCTCAAGCAGAGTATTCAGGCGATTGGGTCATTAATGAACTTTAAGCGCAACAAGCATTGGGATAAACCCTTTAGCCCTAGGATTGCCAAGCGTGTACAACGCATCCCTACAGCCGAACTTACCCGCTGGGGAGAGCAGGCAATCAACGAACTAGGCCGTACCCTTATCGCATACGAGCGCACGGGTAGCCCTGAACTTCTTCTAGAGGCACGCACTGGCGCAGAGGCCGTTCACGCAGTCATCGAAGCTATCGCACAACGCAACGGATACTAACTACCCGATTAGCAATTTGTCGACATTTGCTCTATACTTATAGCACCTCGTTTCCATCTCTCCCATCAGGTACTTAGAGCCTGGGTTTAACAGCCCAGGCTTCTTTGTTTGCTCTAGACTTTCTTTAATCAGCTACTGAATCGGACAACATGAGCGAACAAGAATTTATTGACGAAGAGGAGTTCCTCGAGGATGAGGACGACCTCGCCGTTGAAGAGCAGGACGAAGAAGAAGAGCTAGACGAGCTCTCTAAAGAATTCGTCAAGACCCTCATTGACCGCATCATGAAGTTTATGGCCCAGTTTGTTGGGCACGACCTTCACCCCTATCAAGTACCGCTGGCCCGACGTATTATTGAGTCGGTTATTATTAATGACGGCGAAGAAATCACAGCCCTAGCAGCCCGTCAGTCGGGTAAGTCTGAGACTATCGCTAACACGGTTGTTACCCTTATGATTCTCCTACCACGCCTAGCCCAACTATTTCCTGACCTACTGGGAAAGTACAAAGACGGCATCTGGATTGGTATGTTTGCCCCTGTCGAAGGACAGGTAGAAACCCTGTTCGGCAGAGCTGTGAACCGCCTCACATCTGAGACGGCTAACGAAATCCTTGCCGATGCAGAGATTGATGACTCCATTAGTAAAGTGGCGGGTGTCACACGTCAGATTAAGCTCAAGAAGTCTGGCTCTACGCTCACCATGATGACAGCAAACCCGAGGGCCAAGATTGAATCTAAGTCTTTCCATCTTATTGTTATTGATGAGTGCCAAGAAGCGGATGACTTTGTGGTTAGCAAATCCATTAGTCCTATGCTTGCTTATTATTCTGGAACAATGGTCAAGACTGGCACGCCAACTACTAGCAAGAATAATTTTTACCGTTCAATCCAGCTGAATAAGAGACGCCAGACTGCTCGCTCTTCTCGCCAGAATCACTTTGAGTGGGATTGGCGTGATGTTGCCAAGTGCAACCCTAACTACGCTAAGTTCATTAAGCGCGAGATGCTACGTATCGGTGAAGACTCTGATGAGTTCCAAATGTCGTACTGCGGCAAGTGGCTGTTGGAAAGAGGTATGTTCGTTACCTCAACCATTATGGATGAGCTAGGGGATACTTCACAAGAGATTGTTAAGGCGTGGCACCGCTCGCCCGTGGTTGTGGGTGTTGACCCAGCCCGCAAGATGGACAGCACGGTAGTCACCGTTGTTTGGGTTGACTGGGATAGGCCTGATGAGTTCGGCTTATATGACCACCGTATTCTTAACTGGTTGGAAATCCAAGGCGATGACTGGGAAGACCAGTACTTCCAGATTGTTAACTTCCTCAGCAACTACGACGTACTAGCAGTAGGTGTAGATGCAAACGGTGTGGGCGACGCTGTTGCTCAGCGCCTTAAAATCCTGCTACCCCGCGCCGAGGTTCATTCTGTTGGAAGCTCCCAGCAGGAGCAGTCCAAGCGTTGGAAGCACCTCAAGCAGCTTATTGACCGACGCTTAGTAGGTTGGCCTGCCCATGCAAAAACACGCCGCCTGCGTACGTGGAAGCGTTTCTATCAGCAGATGACTGACCTAGAGGTGAAGTTCAACGGACCTAACTTCTCAGCCGCTGCTCCAGATGAAGCCCATGCCCACGACGACTTTGCGGACTCGCTGGCTATTGCAACTGCGCTAACTATGGACTTGGCTATGCCAAACGTAGAGGTGACCTCAAACCTCTTCTTCTCAAGATAAGCGCGTTTAGCCTTACGCCAAGACCTTTCTGTAGCACACTTTTAACTGAGGTCCTCAAACCCATATTTCAAGGAGTCATATATGACAATCGCACCAGACCCAAAGTTCCCAGAGACTGCGCCAATCGTCTACGACCGTAAGATGTCGCCAGCTCTCCCAGGACAACGTGGCCCACTTCGCTTTGAAGAAGGTCTTGCTACTGATACAGACGTTCCAAACGAATTCTCAAAGGGCGCTGGCCAGGGCTACATTGCAGCCGCTGGACGTCCAAACCGCAACGCTAACGTATTCGAGAAGTACCCAGAAGAGACAATGCGTGAGCGTGCTCACGTCGGTTCAGCTGCATGGGTCGAAGCTCCTAACACACTTCAGGAGTTCTCAAATGGTGCATTCGCTGACCATGGCGATAACCGCATCGAAGAGGTTATGCGTAATGGTGCACACCAGTACCGCCTTAACCCAGCAGTAGTAAACGACTAATTACTAACAAGCTCCTGACCCCCGCTCATTCCACCTCCTGCGGGGGTACAGGTCTACGAGGGTGATATGGCACTAATTCAAGGGCAAGAAGCTAAGGAAACTCCAAAGCAAGTACCAGCAAATCCCAAGCTGTGGAACATGCTTACGACTCAGGCACGCTCTAAGTTCCGCGTCTACCCCTCACCAGCCGCTGCACACTGGGTTCACGCCCGTTATACGCAGCTAGGCGGCAAGTTCGTGCAATCTGAAAAAGACGTCGACCCTAAGATGCGCGACTACGTAGCTGAGAAGAAAAAGAAGATAGAGGAAGCCCAGAAGAAGAAGGTTACCAAGCCTGTAGGCAAGAACCTTATCCGCGGCGAGCGTTTTAGATAATAACTAGCTTTGTGTTACACTATGTCGACAAATAGATTTATTGAGAGGATGTGTCGGTGAGCTCTATTGATTTCTCGCCACCGAGTTATCGGGCAGCCTCCTCTGACCTAACAATCTCGATTTCCCCGCTGGGACTTGTAGAACTAGCGGACGAAGAATTTGAAGTACACGGCCCTCGCCTTAACCGCTATTCGCTGAACTGGGCAATGTACCTAGGCCACCACTACTCTTACCGCCGCCAGACTGGCGAAGCTCAGATGGTAATGAACTACTTCCGAGCTATTACTGACTTTATTATTAACTTCACCTTTGGCAAGGGCGTTAACTTCCGCTCGCCTAAGGAAACAGAAGCTATCGTCCCTGACCTTCTTGAGCGCGTCTGGGAAGTAGATAACAACAAGGCTACCGTCCTTTGGGAGCTTGGCCAGCAAGGCGCCGTATCTGGCGACTGCTTTATCAAGGTAGCTTACGAAGAAGCCTATGTAGACACTGTAGGCCGCGCACACCCAGGCCGCGTACGTATTCTTCCACTCAACGCTTCTTTTGCATTTCCTGAGTTTCATCCACATGACCGCGAGCGCCTCATCCGCTTTAAGCTCAAGTATCGTTTCTGGGGCACATCGTTAGAAGGAACTCGTCAGGTCTTTACATATACTGAAATCCTGACAGACGACACCATCGAGGAATACATCAATGACGAACTCATCGACTCACGGCCGAACCCGCTGGGAGTTATTCCCATTATTCATATTCCTAACATTCGTATCTCTGGCTCTCCGTGGGGCCTTTCGGATTGCGACCAAATTATCTCTATTAACCGTACGTACAATGAGACGGCTACGGATATTGCCGACATCGTCAACTACCATGCAGCGCCAGTCACAGTTATTATCGGTGCTAAGGCGTCGCAGCTAGAAAAAGGCGCTAACAAGGTGTGGGGTGGTCTACCTAAGGACGCGAAGGTAGAAAACCTTGAAGGCGGCGCACAGGGCCTTAGAGGTGCTATGGACTTCATGGCAATGCTCAAGAAGTCTATGCACGAAATGACAGGTGTTCCAGAGACTGCCCTTGGTCAAGCACAACCTATTTCCAACACTTCTGGCGTTGCTTTGAGCATTCAGTTCCAACCACTTATGGCTCGTTACCACCAAAAGATTATTCAATACGCGCACGGCCTTGAGCGTGTCAATGAGCTAGTTCTACTTAACCTTGCTGTTAAGGAACCAGAGGCCTTTACTTGGGACCCTAACTCCAGCACGACCCCTTTAAAGCCAGGTCAGCTTGCACAGCTTGATTTTGATGACCCTATTACTTTCCGCTCTTACGTACACTTCCCACCACCCCTCCC